TGACGTCTTCGTCTGCAATGTTCAGACTAATCGTTGACTGGTCTACGTTTATCGTGGTGCTCACTGGGTTACCTCACCGAGAACCGTCACATAGCCACGGAGTAGTTCATTCGTTGAACTCGAGACCCTCTGCTCCAAATCCCAGACATACACCTCGCCCACCGTCAGCGATGCCGTAGTCGCTGCACTTAATGCTACCGAAAACGTACCTTGCGAAGCGTTTACTGTCGTGATCGTAAACGTTGCAGCCAGCACGTTGTCAATAGTCCTAATCTGGCCGGCGAAGGTGTAACCTGTTATGTTGGTTACCACCCCGTTCGTCTTATGTGTGAAGGTACGTGCAAAGGCTGCCCCTTGTCGTAGCTCCAAATCAACACGTGCGCCAGATGACGATAGGATAATCATTGTATGCCTTTGCTGTGCTCACCACTGGGCCCGTGGGCCCAGTCGTCAGAACAGATTAGTCCTTGATGATGTTCGCAGCGAGGCCACGCTCGGTAGCGTCGTTGATCGGGTCGCCGTTGTAGAGGATAGCAGTGCAAGCACCAAAGGTGCCAGCAGAGCCGTCGCCAGCTGTAGCAACGACGTCGATATAACGATCACGACCTGCGAGGTTCACAAAGAACCCGAAGACCTTGTTGTCATCGGTAGCCGTTGGCAGTGCAGGTGCACCCGTTGCGCCGTATACACAGCCCGTGATGTCAGCAGCTCCACTCATGCCAGAGTCGTCTGACTCCTGGAGTTTGAGGGCCGTCATCGCGATGTCTGTTGCACCAAGGCTGAAATACACTGCGAGCTTACCAAAGCCAGCTGTGTCGATCGTGTTAGTTGTAAACGATGCATTGTCAACGATTGCAGCTGGTGGCGTAACGTTGACAACCTTCACATTTTGTAGTGCGTTCATGTTGTCACCTTATGAGTTAATAGTTACGAAACCAACAACAGGGCCTGTTGTACGTGATGCTGCAGTAGCATTGTAGTTGCCCATTTCGTGTACCTTGATGTCAAGGTACTGAGTAGCCTTGACATAGATTGTATCTGTGTCGAAGCCCTTGCTTGCGTCTTGCTTGATCGATGTGGCCATGCGATCACCAAGAGTTGCAGCCTGTGTGAGGTTACCGAAGTAAGCGAATACCTGGCTGTTAGCATCTGCTGATGGCATCACGTCGACAAACTCGACAGGATAGCCGAAGAGGCGCTGACCGAATGATCCAGCAAGTTCTGCAGCTGTTGAACCGCCCTGTGCGTATGCGAGGCGCTCTGCTGTCTCACCGAAAGCTACCTTGTTGAAATACCACTTGGCACCCGTGAGTGCGTATGTTGGAACCTTACGCATACCAGCAATCAGGTTGCCCATTGTTACTTCTGCGAAGGTGTTGCCAGCACATACCTGTGCTGATCCAAGATAGCCCTTGTGTGTGTCGTTCGTCCATGTTCCGCCACCATCCTCGAGAACCTTGCGGAGCTTGCCAGCAAGACCGAGAACACCGCCGTATGTTGACGTAGCATCACCCAAGAAACCAGCTTCGTCTTCCTTCTTTGCGAACTGGCGTGCTACCGATTCAGCAAAGCGAAGGCCGAGGTTTTGTGTGCTGTTCATTACGAGTTCTTCTGAAAGAACTGCAAGGGCATACATCTTCTTTGCGTTCAACGTCACTGCATCAAATGACATGTCAGATGATGACAATGTTCCTGTCTCAGATCCCCAGTATGCCGTCACGTCATCGCCTGTGCGGAAGATGCGGATTGATTCCGATCCCATAGGCTCAACACGTGTGTTGCGACGGAATGATCCGTATGTGTCCTTCAGGTTGACGATCAGGCTTGATGTCTCCGTTGGAACGAAGATGCCACCTGTGGCGTCGTTGCCTTGTGTGTGTGTCTTATAATCAAGGCCAGTAACTTCTGTGTACTTCTGGCGTGCTGTCTCGTTAGCAAGACCACCTACAAACAAGCCTGTTACGTAAGCCTTGTACTCAGCATCTGGCATGTTAGCCTTTGCTGATGATTCGCCGACCTTAACATCGTTCGTCTTTGGCAGCTTGTTCACTGCTGTCTTCACTTCCGTCTGGCGTTGTGCGTTCTTGGCCTTGATAGCTTCGAACGACTTTACTTCGTTAGCCTGCTCATTGAGCGCGTCAATTTCAGCGTTCAATGTCTGTGCAGACTTTACTTCGTCCATCGTTGGCTCTGTCTTAGCAAGGAGCGTTTCGAGCTCGCTAGACTTCGCGCTGATGGCGTCGTTGATCTGTTGCAAATTCATGATTGTTTCCTCTTGTTTACTAATGCCCGCAATGCTTCCATTTCCATGGCAGCCTTTGCGGAAACCGGTTGTGCCGCGTCAATAAGCATTTTGATATTGCCTACTGCAGCGGTTAGTGTATCCATCAATTCGGTCAGGCGTGCCACGTTAGCCGACGATAGCGTGCGCCCTTCCTTCTGCCTGATTTCTGCGCGTTCGTTCAGCCTCGTGATGATACGGCCGACGTCAGCTCCAACGTCTTCCAAGTCATCGTTAAGTCCCTTAGCGCTAATAAGTGCCGTTTGTGAGTTAGCACCGAACAGCACTGGTGACCACTCATAGAGTTTCCCCTTGACTAGTTCACGTGCTCCGTCCTGTGCAAATGTTTCTTCGACTACCGAATAACCGATCGAAAACTCATCGATGATACCTTCCTTGATGTCGGAATAGGTCTCACGTCCTCGCTGTGTATTCATGTTGAATTGGCCCCTGATATAGAGGCCACCAAGGTCTTTTAAGCTATCAGGTAGCATGGCGTCGCCTGGCATTAGCTCACGGGCTTCTAATGTCTTCGCCACCGGTGTCTTCCAATCGTGAGCCCAGACGCCTTTGGGCAGTTTGGTCTTCAGCGAATCGTCGAAGAAACCATACTTAACACGGTCGCCATAGCTGTCGACGTTGTTAAACACGGAGACGATGGCCTCGATTACGCCACTGTCGCCCTCTGCCTTAACTTGAAATTCGAAAGTCTTACGTTCAATTTTCATGGTGTGTTCCCCATACCATACGAATTTGGGTTATGCTGTTGTTTAATTATCCACAAGTTAGGCCTTGGGTGATTGCCAGTCCATTTCACGAGCTCTGCAAAAGCACCGGCAATTCACCGAATTAGATTTTGACAAGCCAGGGCCTGCAGGATAGGGTGTCGTCTCACCGCCAACTGTAAAGTTACCGTTCGCATCTTCCAACTGATCATGCGCTGCAGCGTGTGCACTACGTGCCCCTGACAAGGCCACCCACGACCTTTTGATACCGCCCAATTCATCCCAGACGGATTTCTGCACAGTGCCTGTGGTGGCTGTTGCTGTAGTCCTTGCGATGGCATTGGCACGTGATACCTTCAGGTCAGAGAATTTTTCCTTCAAAAGCCTTGCCAGTTCCTCCTCACCAACACCGGCATTCTGTCGTAGCAAGGTTTGTATGTCCGTTCTGATGGTTCCTACGGATGCTGCTATCTTGTCTGCGCTTTCCTGAATGCCAGCCTCACGGCCCCGTGTGAACTCGCCCTCAGCGTCGACCTCTTCCTGCGCTAATGCCAGCACGATCTCGGTAAGTTCCGTTCGGCTGTCCTCGGTGCCGTCGACAAAGTTCTTTTCCCAGACATCGAGACTGAACTGGTCATCTATCTTCGTCTCGATGCGGAGCGCCTTAACGTCAGCCGTGATGGTGTCGTAGAGATCATCGAGCACACGCCCCCACTCCTTAGCGATATTCTCGGATTGCTTATTCAGCAGATCGTCGTAGGCTTTGGCGTAGACCTGCGAGTCTGGATGGTGCAGCCAGGCTTTCGTTTCAGGGCCTACGGTAACGCTGTAGTTTTTGTGAAAGTATTTGTCCGAAGACACGCCACCTCCGAGGCTTAGTGTTTCGGGTGTGTCGTCGACGTCTGAATCATCGTCTACGTCGCTGTCGTTGTCCGTAGATACCGCCTCCATGGCGATGGTCTCACCAGCCAGTGCCTGCACTGTCGAGAGATCGAAACCAAGTTGCACGCCATATTCAGGGATAGCAAGCTGTGCGTTGATCTGGTCAGCAATCATATTCCAGAAGGGAACACGCACCATGTTAGTGAAGTCCTTGCTTGCCTGTTCAAAATTGCTGTAGGTCGCAGAGGACAGCCCCATGTGCGTTCCCGCAATAATCGGGTGCACCTTGTAAGCACCACAGATCCGCGTCTCGTACTGACCGAAGGTATCAGACAAGCCCAGTTCGTTCCAGTCGAGGGCAAGGCGTTTAACGTCCTTGACACCCCAGACGATACCCACGCTACCACGACGTTCGCCTCCGTACTTGCGAGAAAAAGATTTTTGTGCAAGTGAAGCCTGTTCGCTGCTGAGTTCCTCATCGTACACTAGCAACGTCTTCGGCATCGCGTCGTTCTTGTGGATGTTGAACACCGTAGACGTAGCTTCGTTATAGCCCTCGATAGACTGCGCTGCTAACTCCACAGGGCTGCCACCTCCGAGGGTTTTCTCGGGATCGTACCAGAAGCCCTGAATGTGAACGACGTCTTCCTTGCGTACTGTGTACGCTACCTGTCCATCGTAGTATAGGTAGTGTTCGACGTCCCCGTAACCATCGTTGACAGGCGCGAAGTTCTTATCTGAATACCAGCGCATGCCAATGATAGCACCCGAGGCGTTGCGTAGCTTGTAACCATAGGCGTTGCCACCAATGCACAGTATCGTCATGATCTCACCAAAGGTCACACGCCATTGGTTACGTGTAAGCATCCCCACGATAGGACTTTCGAAATCGTAACCGTTGGGAGTGATCACACCTATCTGTGCTTCCGGCATCATCAGCGAATAGGTCAGAGTGCACGCCACAGCCACGGGGTTAGCCTTCCACATCTGGTAAGCACCACGCCAGTTGACGATAGGTGTGAAGTTATGTTTGTTCCACAACTCCGTAACTGGTATAGGAAGGTCGTTCTGTGCGACCTCGCCAGTTGGGGAGATATACTGCTTAATCCGAGTTAGTATGCTCATAGTGTTCTATCGCTTTAAAAATTTGAAATGCTACCTGTGGCACTATTGCGTTTCCGTAGCCCTTGATTGATTCGTTGCGCCACTTTGGAAAGGTGATTCCGTCCAGTTCACGGGGAAGCCCATCATCTCCGCTACAAACCGGGGCGACAGTTGGGAAGTCTTCCCAGTTTGCTTGTTTACAAGAGATGGCAGATCTGTACCTCGTCCCTCCGCTCCTTTCCAATCGCGCGATTGGACTGTCGGTAGCATTCCGTTCTCGACAACATCCCGCAACTTGACACCCCATCGTGTTCCGTTCTTGTTCTCGCGATAATACCCTCCGTTCTCGTATTGCACACCCGACACTTTCCCGCCTTCGACATCTACTGTTCGCGGCGTGGGCAACAATCCAGACCCGGTCTCTCCTGTGGGGAGCGCCGACGGCTGCAGCTGGAACAATAAACGGCTGTACGGCGTAACCTTCAGCTTCCAGTTCAGCGCACACCTCTTCGAGTACCACGCCCCCGTTCCAAGTAGTAAGCCCGAAAACGTTTTCGCCCACGACGTAGCGAGGTCGGATCTCTCGAATAGCTCGTAGCATGTGGGGCCAGAGGTGACGATCATCGTCTTTCCCTTTTCGCTTGCCTGCCGCGCTGTACGGCTGACAAGGGAATCCGCCTGTAAGGATGTCGATTTGGTTGGCATGTGATGTGAAATCCGTTTGTGTAACATCATTATAGCTTATCGCATTAGGCCAGTAGCGGTGGAGTATCTTACGTGGGAACTCCGCCCACTCGCAATGAAACTGGTTTTCCCATCCCATCCACTCAGCGGCAAGATCAAAACCGCCAATCCCTGAAAATAAACTTCCGTGTTTCATAGAAATACAACCCCAGCGCCCTGTGATTTTACTGCCGCCATCTCAGCGTAAACGAGAGCATCCACCATGTCGTCATGGTTACCCTCTGGAAAAGAAAGTAGTTCTTGTTCGAATGAAGGCTCCAGCCCCCGTACGTGTGTAACCAATAGTTGCTCATACCTTGCCAGCAAAGCGTGGAAACGTGTTACCTTGTCGCGGTCTGGTTTGACAGCCTTGACAGGTAGGGATGTCTTGCGGAGAAGTTCCTGCACGACTGCCACCTGATATTGAACAGCCTCGATGTTGATACGCGATGGGTTCCATTTTGCCGCTAGGCTTTGTACGCCTTGGACCACTTCGTGAAACCCTACCTTGCCTCTCCACATGTCCAGCACGTACCTACGCCCCGAGTCCTTGTCGTAGCCCACTACAGCAATGGCGGTGTAGTCAGCCGTGTCTGACTTAGAGATCGCCAGGTCAACACCCATGCCTATTTTCAGATCCCGTGGCACCTGGTCGCTGTTGACGTACGTGATCATCTCACGTTTAACCAGAGCACCCTGCACATCTACAAACTCAGCCAGGTATTCCTGATTGAATACCACGGTAGGCAGTTCGCGCTGTGCAGCGTCGATTTCATCCTGTGCGATGTAGGGATTTACGCTTGTAGGCATGCGAAAGCTCGCATATGTTTCATCGAGCCTAGCACGTTCATACATAGCGTGGAAGTCATTACGGCCCTTTGGCGTGCTGAAGAAATACCCGTCGCCCTTGTAATCTGTCAGCGTTGGACGGATCGCCTCATTCCATGCGTCCATGAAGTTCTTAACCATCGCCACCTCATCGTTGACGACACGGGCATACTTACGGCCCCGCACGCTGTCGAAGGCGTCTAATGACCAACAATCGATAATACCACCCGTCTCGATGGTAAGGCGTTTTTCCTGTTCACTTACACCCGTTATGATAGGGTGCAGCGTTGTCTTAAGAGCCTTCCAAACATCAGATAGCATCTTGTACGTGGGGGCGAAGTAAGCCGCTGGTTTGCCCATTATAGCCGATTCGATAAGCAGGGCTTCCGCCATCACGGTCTTGCCAAACCTACGACCACAGGCGACCGTGTTGAATCGCCTTCGATTGCGGAATATTAGCTTCTGGCCGTCGTGTAATTGGGCGTCGATGGTAATCACGGCGTGTCGCCCTTCGGCCCTATGGCGATGATCTCGGCATCCTCGATGTGCTTGGGTTCCTCATGTGTGGGGGCGAGCACTATCCTGATGTCTGTCTTGCCTGACACCTCCGTTGCAGCCTTGTCCGTCTGTGCGAGATGTTGTTTGCCCAGCCAGATCAACATCGTGTTATCACCTGACAAGGCTTTGTCGATCTGTGTCTGTGCTAGCTGGAACCTAACATCGTTGCGTTCGTTCTCGATCATGAGGGCATAGTCAGCCTTCAACTCACTCACAGGCACGTCACGGTTCAACAGAACCGAGCACCACCGTGATAGGGCAGTCCAGCCCATCATGGCACGTGCACGACGTTTCAGTTCGGCCTCTTGTGAAGGTGTTAGGTTCATTCAGCTATTAAGTTATGCTTAATAGTTGGCCACTTATCCACAACATCACAAGCCCCTCATAAGACTAGCATAGTTGATCTGTTGTATGTCAGTCACCACAGACCTCACGTCGCTGTACATTAGGTAGGCGTCCTCTATGCTGGCGATGCCGTGCAAGACCGTAGCATGGTGCTTTTGGCTGTGCTTGGCAATCGACGTTAGCGTCCAGCCGTAGTGTTTGCTTAGGATATACCACGTGATAGACCGTGCACGTACCACGTCAGCACGTCGTGTGGGACTGTAGGCATCCTCGAGTGTGACACCGCACAGTGTGCATACGTCGGATAAGATCAACTCGTATAACATAAAACCCCCTAATTCTTTTTGACGAACTCGATGGCATCGTCAACAGATCTGACGATCCCATAGGGTACGCCATAACGCAGGCAGCAGTCCGAGAACCTGTTTTGCGTTTCCGACACCCTACCTTTGGCAGCCTTAACCTCCAGCATCCATGCGCGGCCATCACGATATACAGCCAGGTCAGCATGACCTGAGGTGGCGTTAATGTTCACCACACGGTACGAAGACAGCCGTGTGCCGTGTTCCAGCTGTTGCGTTGAACTGTTAACACGCACAACCATATACCCGATAAGGCATAATTGGTCTGCTATGGCCTTCTGGATTACCCGTTCGGGTATAACACCTGATGCTTTCTTGGCAGCCTTGGCACGCTTGGCAGCCTTCAGCTCGTCCAGCAGCCTATGCTCGCTAGCATCCCAGTCAAGATCGTCTATCTCTCTCATTGCATCCCTTGGTTGTTGTAACAGTGCCACAGTCCGTCGGTACCTTCGAACCATGTGTAGTCGTCGACGTTATGCTCATACATCAGTGAGAGCATGGTAGATCCTGCCTTAACTCTCTGGCGTTCCACCACAGCCGACTCCAGCACCTCATGGCTCGGGATAAGTCTGGCCTCGGTAGGTGTAAACTGATGGATATCGGGGCCGTCATCGGGTAGGACGCCATCCCAAGCGTCGCCTGGTGGCTGTTTATACCGCTTGAAATAGTCCCAATCAGCAGATAGCACAGCGTGTAAATACGTACCTCGGGTTGCCTCAACGACGGCATCCACCGTTTCCGGTTGCAAGGTGCCCCCTGACGTAGCAACCGACGCTAAATCGTCGCAACTGTAACGATACCATTGACTTACGAAGAAATCCAGCATCCTCTCGGTTGCTAGGTTGCAGGGTGAAACTATAGTTTTCACTCTATACTTTTCATTTATTTCTCCTTCTACTTCTAATATATTCTTACAACCTAGCAACCTAGAGAAGTATATATATATAAATAAAGGGGTTAGGTCGGTTGCCACCTGTTCGTCCGAACTGACAACCTTCTGGCAATCCGGCAACCTAGGTGTGGCAACTGGACTCAGAAGCCCCATCTCTACCAATTCGTCACGTGTGAATAGCATTAGAACTCCCCTTCCTCATCTACGTTGAATGGCGAATGAGCACCGCTCTTCGTGCCTATAATCACGTTGTAGCCCCTTCGCGTGCCCGTGGTGGTCTTTTTAGCTATGCGGGGTATGTTGGCCTTGGCTAATGCCCTTCCAAGCCCGTAGATGAACTTATCGTTGATTTGCAGGGATATCTTCTCTTCGTCGTAGACGCGGTTCGCCAGCTGTGATGCCACCTCGGATGTAGTCAGGAACGGCACGTGAGCCCCTGAGCCCTCCGGCTTGTGGGTTATGTACTTGGACACTAGGTCGTCGTATTGCGTCAACACCTCGAAGTGTTTATTCCAGTCGTTGATCTTGCTGATCTCACGATCATCAAACCAGTAACGTTTCCCCTCACGATAGTAGGCCACAGCCTGCGACCACAGACCGTCGATGTCAAACTGCCGTATTGAGGTGATGTCGATGTTGCCCCCTACCGGTATGACAGGGAACCGGCGCGATCCCGTCTCGTCGTTCAGGAACGTTCGCCTATTAACAGATCCTGCAAAGGAGCACCGTCTGGCGTACGTCGTCTCATACTTATCGTATGGCGACCGCAGGCGCATGGTGTCAGAGGTGATGATGGCCTTGATAGACTCATGCTGTTTTTTGGTCATCGATTCCAGTTCGTCGTCTACGACCATGAAAGACCTGGCTATTATCAGTTTGACGTCCTTGTCATCCGAGATGCTGCCCTCATGGTAATAGTCTTGCCGAAGTTCCACAGGGCATAGGTGCCGTAGGTAGGTCGTCTTGCCTATACCCTGACCGCCCTGCAGAATTAGCATGATGTGGTTCGGTTTGTGATCCAAAGCACCGGCCACAGCCCCAATAAGCCACTTCTCGATGATCATCTCAAAGATTGCGTGCTGTACTTCGGCTGAGTTGTGCTTACCATCGTCGATGTCAGCATCGTGTGGCAGTAGCTGGACATAATCACGGATGAAATTACGATCGCCTGCTTTCCACTCGTCCAAACCTTCGAAATACGACTTGATAGGGTCGTGCTTAGGTACGAAGTCACTATCGAGCACTTCGTTCATGCGCTCTTTGGTAATCTTGATGCCTATCTTCCGCATCTTCCGTAGCTGACTGTGCACCCAGTAGTCCGTCAGGGCTTCAAATTTGACATCGTTGTCGCCTCTGAGCTCGATTTTGCCTGTGATCACGTTCTTGCGGAACTCGTAACCACTGGATAGGTACGATTCAACCTTGTCGAGGATCTCGGTAGGGTCTTTGGTCTCAAGTTTGATGATGTCCTTGGGTACCTCATACCCGTGCAGTTTGGCATAGTAGTACAGCGTCGCCGTGGTTACTCTTGTGAGCTTATTCTTGAGAACATCGGCATACGTCAGGCCTCCAGACATCGGTGACCACTCCTCGAGGAGCTGTGCTGCCATCTTATCGTCTCCGAGGGCGTGTGCTACTGCTGCCACTACTTTCTTCCACTGGATGTGATCCTGCTGCTTAGGTATCACACGTAGCATTGCCCTGATCTGGTCGACGTTAGGCTTAGTACCACCGAAGGCGTTAAAAGCAATCTCCAGATCCCGTGCTTCCTCATGGCCGTCTGTCATGTCCGCGATCTGATCCATGGTCAGGATGTTACCCCAGACATGGATCTGTGCGTTCTTAGCACCAAACCAGATTCGGACTGCATCGCGTGCGTTGGTGTCGCCTCCGAAGCGTTCAGCCAGGGCGGTAGTAATGGCCTTGTAGTCTTTGGCGTTCCGTATGGGCTCTTCAGTTATGAACATAACCCGATAACGTGGGTTCTCTGCCGTGTGCGAGGCTGTTGTGTATGCGAAGGAAGCGTATTTACGGAAGTAGGGATCTGCCTCGATGTCGTCGAAGCTGTGCTTGCCGTTGTCGACGTCGACGCCTACTATCTGTGCAGACTTGAAAGCATCGCCGTTACGCTTGGCAAAGCCTGTCTTCTGATCGACGTGAAGGTCAGCACAGCAGATAGGCCAGCCGTGACCTACGAGGTGGTTGATGATGTCGTCGCTGACCATCTCGACAGGTGAGAGCTGGGCGCTCAGAGCTACCCAATCCTGACGTGTTGCGGCCTTGTTGACGACTGTTTTGTTTATTGATAGACGTATGACTTGCACGTGGTTGTTCTCCGTGTGTAGATGTTAAAGAATTATGAAAGCTAATAACTTGATAGCCACGTAAGCTATCCCCAGTGCTACGGCACCGATTCCAGCCACTGCAGCCACGAAGGCGAGCGTTGTAGTGTATACGACAGCCTGACGTGCCCAGGGGGGCAATGGCGAAGGACGTGAGATGATTAGCTCACGTTCAGCATCGAGGGCTTTGCGGAAGTCGTCGCGGTTCATGGGGCTGCATCCTTGGTTGTTGGCATAAAATAGAAACACCCATCGTCGTATGTGAACGGTGGGGTGGTGATTATGACCCGAGGGTCGAAGTCTGTTTTGCCGTCGTCTTTGGCTCTGACCATGCTGTCGTAAACAACCCAGCGGGCGCACTTGTCTTTCTGTGCACATGGGCCGCCTATGCAGACGGCGATGTCGAGGGGGAGGTTCATGGTAATGTTTAGTAGTTAAAAAAATAAGGGCCGGCCTTCCACAACCGGCCCTCGTTCCAAACTCCACCACAGGCGTTGCTGTGTTGGCATTTACTACCGACACGCAGGGGCATACCCTGCTTATTGGTTAGTAAAAAGATTTCTCTACTGGTCGTCCGTATACGTTAACATATGCGAACTGATCGACTACCGGTCTGTACCTGTTCAGCACGGAGTCAATCATCGGGCGTACTTTGCCTATGGTCTTGCTGATATGGATTTCGAGTGCTTGCCTCTTGGCATGCTCGGTTTCGGCGTACTCAGCACGTTTCTTGTCAAGGTATTTCTTGATGATCGTGATTTGTCGCTGATCGTAGTTTGGATCCTTCGCTGGCACTACGGCCCCGTTGGATTCTATAAACGCAGCCAGTTCTTCCTGCAGTTTGTTGAATGCACTTACGAAGGCGATAAAGTTACCACAGGCAACGGTGCGGGTACATCTTACGTTGTTGCGTATTACCTGTATTCTTAACTGGATGCAGTTACCTTCCTTGCGTGCTGCTATGTTCTGTACAATAGGAATGTAGGCAAGCATTTTCGGGTCGCTATGCTCACAGAGTTGTTTCCAGACGTCAGAAAGGGAGCGTTGCATCGTCGTCTCCTAGGGATGGTGGTAACGTTTCGTTGACGGCAACAACACGATCATTGCGTTGTAGCTTCGGGCTCAACTTAGCTTGGAACTCAGATAGTAGGAACTCCATCTGCTTTGTGTCGTCCCATATCTCTTGACCGCGTACCTTGACTTTTTCCAAATCTGGTAAAATGATCTTCCCATCGACGGGGTTGATGGAACTACAGTAGAGGCGCTCGATTTTCTTCCCACGCTGTGAGACAGTGCAGCCGGTGATGACTCTGCTGGAGTCGTCCTTAGGGCTGAAGCTATAGGGCTTGACTGTTGTGTCCAGCGTTGCATCCCACTCGGGATTGCAGAGCGCCTGTATAAGTGTTTTGCCATAGTTAGAACTGTACTTGAGTGTGAGAACGTAGGTATAAGGCGCATCGACGAAGGTGATCCGCCACTGCTTACCGAAGTCGGTATCGGCAACCTCGATGGCCCGCACGAGACCTGTGAACTCATCGTGCACTAATTCGTGCACAGTGTTCCCGTCCTTGGTCACACGAGATACTGACTCGGGTGTGGCCTCACGAAGGCGAATGCGGCACTTGCCATCGCTGAGGGTGAAGTAAGTGGCATTTGTTGCCACGGATGATGATTGAAAACCCATGGTAGGTGTCCTTAAAAGGTAAAAAAATGTGGGTTAGTGACCGTTGTTTGCAAGGTTGCTGTGATAGGCAATCAATCTACGTTTGATTTCTTTGATATCCACATGATCCGGTGCTTTAAATAGCATCGTAGCCTTTGGTGACTGTCCCGACTTTGTGCGTATCGAATAGTCAACTAAATACATAACGTTGTCTGTTGACCTACACCAATATATAGCTTTGCCGTCGGCATGTTTCATAAATTTCTTGACTGATTCATACCCACCCGCGGCACTATATGCTTGCACAACAAATGGCATAATATCATTTGAAGCGACCTTTGCAGTCACTTGCTTGACAGCCTTTTGCGGCAACGTAGGCAATATGTCAGGGTTGTTTTCTGCCATAGCGTTCTCAAATGCCTCGATTGCTTCGAGCTCTTTCCATAGCTGGCTTTTACGTTGTACCAGCGCTGTTAATATGTGGTTGCCCATAAGGGTCTCCGGTATTAGTGTGGCTGAAAAAAAAAATACGCACCGGTGCCTGTCAACCACAACAGACACCGGCACGGTTTACGAATGGCCCACGGAGAGAAGCCAGTCGTCGTCAGTCAGTGTTTCGTCGTTCTTTGCCAGCCGTTCGTAGGCAGCCCGTGCGATGTCTTCAGGGCGC